AAATGTTTTACTTAGTTGACTTTGCGTTGCCAAATAAAACGCAATGGGACATGCAATATGAGCAACTATTAGAAGATAACATGTTACCACATAATTTCTCTTTCCCAGACATGGATGATATAATAATTAACGAAGAAGATCTCACTAATAATGATGACAATTATAATGATGAAGAAATGGGTGTTGACCCATACTCTAAGGACGACGATAATAATGTTATTGTAGAATCTGTTTCCACCACAAATTCAAATGAAGATGATAATAAGGATGATCCTATGACATTAGATGAGGATCAACATTTTTCGGAAGATGATGGTTATCTCCCTCCAGGTTATTATGATCAAGATTATAACTATAATATTCATCCACAGGATGATATATCTCGAGATGAACACTCTCCTCAAGTTTCTCAAGATCCATCTGTATTCAAAACTGATTCCATGTCTAGCTCAGGATTTAAACGATCCTGGTCACAAGAAGTTTTGATTGATGGTAAGACTCAATCTGACCATTACAATGACTCTCATTCTGTTAAATTTGACAATAATAAAAATTTACGCCGTGCTCAATATATCTACCCAGACCGATTTGCTAGATCTGGACCAAAGCAACGCGGACCTCAACGATGTAATGGGAATAATAAACATCGTAAGCCCAAACATCAAGGCGATAAGACTCCTATTAAACAATTAGTTGATTTACGTAATCAAAAACGAGCTGAGAAAATTAAAGCAGGCCGTGAATGGAAAATGAAAAATAACGCTAGAGCATCGAAAAATCAAGCTTTGTTAAATCAAGCCTATTCTGAATTTAATGATCGTAATTATGGTGAGAGGCAAGGTAAACTTGAAGCCATACAAACAGAATTAGACTATCTTATGCGTCCTGATGTTAATAATTCAAATTATGAGAATGCTTTTAAGGAACGCAATTATCTTCACGATCAACAAGAAAAACAATCTAAGGAACATAAACGTAAACAATATGCCACTGAAGAAGTGATTGTTAATAAGCGTCTTCACCAAATAATGGACAATTTCAACATGAATGATTTGTATTGCATCTCTAAGACCTCAAGTGTTGTTGATGATCTTCAGAAAGTTGAAGATTTTATTACAGTTCATAAAGAATCTAAGGACATTGATATGATAGTGTCCACTGTTGCTACTGCAATAAATAAAACTCCTAATCTTCTAGATAAATGTTCTAATTTTTTAAAAGATTTAATTTTAAAACTTAAACCCACTGCTTTCACAATTGATGCTGTGCGTGATGTCGTTAAAGACATTGATATTTTAAAAGATGACTCAATTGTCACTATTGGTGAATCTTGTTCTATGGCTGAGATTTCTGAGAATTTTGATATAATTACTCCAGATATGAGAGATGATCATGCTAGACGCGGCGATTTAGTCCACGTTGACCCCATATTACGTAGATTTGTCATTAGACGCACCGAACATAAAGTTCCATTTGGTGATATTACTGATTATGCTGGTGTAATGTCGACAGAACTTCTTTTCCAATTGTTATCTCCTTCGGTTTGCCAATTGAATTTGTCTAAAGAACAGGTCATTGCAAAGATGATACATGTTTGTGCTAACATTCATACAATAAATTTACCTAAGTGGTCTATTATCGAATTTAATACTGATATCGTTCAAGATACTTTACTTGTTGCTCGCGCTATTTATAATACGAGACTCAGGGTCATGCAGGCCTTGGGTTTTCCCCTAACCTCGCAATAAATAATACGCGGTGTATGGTATATGGTTACAGGTTGTCAGAACAAGACATGCCTGTAATTGGCCCTATAAAAGATGGTGTAGTCATTAAACAAACACGCATCGAGCCAACGCCTAATCTTCGCCCCCCCGTGAAGATTTCTTTAGGTTGCCATATCCAAGGTACGAGCTTACCTCATGTCGATCCAACCGATGTGGACACTGTTATTGCCGGGGTTAAAAAGAGATTTGCCTGCAAGCCTCCCACTGCGGAAGCAGCACTTC